ACACCTCACACCTCTGTTGCTTCAAGCTGAACACCAGCCACCTCCGCTTTGCGATTAGCCATGAACAAATCCACCGAGTGATCAGATACACCGGCACCATACAGCGCGAGAAAACCGAGAAAGCCGTGAATCTGATGGCGCACTTTGGTCTGAAACAGGCGCGACAGCGTCTTAAGCTCTTTCTGGTCGATCACCCCGTCCTCCGCAGCCATCTGCTTTGCGATCGCCAGCTCTCCAGCTGCTGCGTTGGCGCGCATCTCAATGTCGAACAGCTCAACCTTATCGACGTCACTCACAGCTGAGACGTCCACCAGCGTTAAGCCGTGGCGATTTGCGAAAAATTCTGCCAGGAACGATGTGCCGGAGATTTCTTCCATCCGCATCAGATCATCAACTGTGAAAAACAGGCTGTTGCATTTGCGGTGCAGTCGGTTATTGAACTGGTCAATCGTCATGCCCAGCGCGGCCGCCATACCATTTCGCCCCTGCGGTAATGACTTGCACATCTGGTTTACGGCTTCGTTTAATGTGGCTACCATTTTGATTTCCTTGAGGTAGTTATCGTATCTGCTGAAATTGCTTATGATCTGCTATGCCATCTGTTGGGCTCGGATAGATATCAGGGCGCAGCTCATGTGGAGTAACTCCGGTGGCCTGAAAAATACTAAGCACGCGCTCTGCTGGGACTACTCCAGCCGAACGGTTTTGCCAGTAGCTAACAGTCATAGGGGATACACCGAGCTTCAAAGCCAAAGCCCTAGCGGAGCCTGCCGCGTTGATGGCTTTGTTAAGTGCTTTCATCGTTTATCTCCAGGTTGAAATCGACAGTTGAATTAAACAAAAAGTTTATACCATTGTCAACCTATGGTTTATATCTTCGTATAAACATTCCGTTTACTATATGAGGGAGTTAATTAACGGTGCGATGATGCAGATGAGCAAAGCAAACAGGCCGGAAGAATTGATACGGCTAACCGCGTTGAGCAAGGCGGAACTCGCGAGGATTGCGGGTGTGTCCCCTCAGGCTGTGAACAGTTGGTTTAAAAGAGGCGAGATTGGGAAGGATTCTGCCATTAAGATCGCGGCAGCAACCGGAATCGACCTTTCTTGGATACTCGGTTTTAGCGATGGCATGCCTACATCCAAGCCGACTTTGCATGACGTAAAGTCAGAAGTTGAAGTCTTGGGCGAATTGAGTGATGGTTTAATACCAGTGATTGGAGACGCGGTATTAGGTATGGATGGTCTTATTGACATGATGGAGTTTCATGCGGGCTGGCTGCGCATTTATAGTGATGATAAACATGCATATGGCGTGCGCGTCAGGGGCGATAGTATGTGGCCTAGAATCCAGTCTGGTGAGTTTGTCGTAATTGAGCCAAGTACAAAAGTAGCGCCGGGAGATGAGGTGTTTATCAGGACCAAAGATGGTCACAATATGATAAAAATTCTCAATTACAATCGTTCTGGGGATTATCAATTTACGAGTATCAATAACGATCATAAACCGATCACGTTAGCTGTTGACCAAGTGGAGAAAGTTCACTTCGTTTCAGGCATCATCAAGTCTACTCGCTTCATCTCAGCAGACGACGTGTCGAAAGATTAAACACCATCTTTTTCAAATAGCCGGCTTCTGCCGGTTTTTTTTGTTCCCACCAATCACCCTATCCAAATCCGCATAAACAAAAAATTTATCAACCTAATGTTGACTGGGTTATAAACATAGAGTTTAATCATTTCAACGCAACAGCACGGTAACCTGCAATGAAGATGATTAAGCACATGGCCGACACCAGCATTCAGAACCTGATCACCTTCCTGCGTCTGTTTCCTGCAGCTGAGCTGATCTGTGATGCCGACTCCGGCGTGATGAGGGTTGAACTCAATGATGCACCAGCACCATTCAGGGCGTCGTTTTAGTGGAGAGATTGGCGGCTACCTTTTCCCTCTGTTTCAGGTAAACCGCCCTTTTTCACAACGATAAGGGTATTTGCAAAGCGGGTGTTTTCGGACGCTTTAGAGACGTGGAGTGAGTGCCCTTTTCGTTGTGGTGAATGCGCAGGCTGATGCGCTAAGAGTAGCGGTTTTGATAGCTGGAAATTGTGGCCGAGAACAAACAGCGTTATTCGGGCGAACTGGAAATAGGCGTTAACGCAAGCCTGGTTAAATCCAGAGGCCAATAAGACTCACCAGCATGCCGGGAGATTTCAGTACCGGCCACCACAACCGGGGGCAGCACCGTAAAAGTCTGCCAGTTCGTAAATCACGTGATTGCGTGTTACCCGAACCAAGCTGGCTGGGAGGTCAGCACACAACGGTGAGAGCATTGACGAGCAAGGCATAACGGCGGGTTCAATTCCTGCCACCGCTATACAGAGGGCGGTGATGGGCAACGAAAAGGTCCGTTCAATTCGGACACCGGCAGTGCTCTCAACCGTTGTGGTGATGGCGCCAAGTGCGAGCGCGGCAGAACCGGCATCCACATTTTCCAATCGTGCGATGCTTCAAGTCTAAAGTCGCCGCTCTGGATGTTGCCCGTTCTGCCAGAGCTCCGGGAGGCACCCGGCATCACAACTTCTTTCCAGTGTGGAGAGCGCGGCTGTGGGTCAGTGCAGAGACCCACCTGCCATTTACGTTTAATCCCTTCGATTTATTGCCATTACCGGCAAGGGATTTTATCAACCTGAATTCGTGTGGAGACGATATGCAGAAGCCAAATGACAACATCACTGTCGGGATTGTCACTCTACCCTACAGCGTAATTTTGGGCGGCTGGTTAATGCCTGATGGCGCCGTGATTAAAAACCCAATCACCGCGCAAAACGCCGCTGAGCGCCTGAATAACGCGCCACGTTCAATCCACTGAGGCCACCAGCATGCTGAAGAATTTATCAAACAAAGAACTGGTCGCTGCAGGGCATAAGTTCGCAGCCAATATCAGCGCAGATACGCTACTGCTTGATATGGCGAAGATGGTCAGTGAGCTGGCCACTCACCTCGATGTGGCGCTGGCAGCTGCAGCTGAAGCAGGTAAGCAGCGTGATACGTTGGCAACTGAGAATGCGGCGCTGATCAGTTACATCGACGGTGAGTGCTACACCGAAAGTAAGCGCACTGGCATGTACACATGTGCTGGCATGAATAAGCCAGCCTCCCCAGCCACTGAAGCTTACCTGAACGCAGTGCGAGCTGATGCCATTTCCTATGCCCTTAAAGAATGCTCGGACCATTGCGACAATGATTACGTAATGGATGCATACGATTTCAGCTATGAAACCGCCGAAATGCGTTCTGCTGGAGCAGTTGACTTTCGTAACGAACTAGCCGAGTTCGCCGCCCGACTCCGTGCCGGCAATGCTAAGGATGGCGTGTGATGTTAGCTATAAAGCACCCGGTCATTCGCTACCACGGTGGTAAATTCCGCCTGGCATCGTGGGTCATCAGTTTGATGCCAAAGCATACATGCTACGTTGAGCCCTTTGGTGGGGCAGCTGGCGTACTGATTCAAAAACCGCGGAGTTATGCAGAGGTTTATAACGATTTGGACGGAGAGGTAGTAAACCTGTTTCGAGTTCTTCGTAATCCTGAAATGAATCAGTTATTACAGAATGCATGTGCGCTTACGCCATATTCTCGAGAAGAATTCAGCATGGCACAACAACCAGCAGAAGAGCCAATCGAGCGAGCGCGCAGAATGGTTGTTCGCGCAAGCATGGGGTTTGGCTCGGCGTCGGGGGTCGGCGGAAATTCAGGTTTCCGCAGCGACAGTAAACGTAAATATGCTACAGCAGCTCATTTGTGGGAGCGGTACCCGAATAATCTGGCTGCGGTCTGCCAGCGCCTACAGGGGGTCATCATCGAAAACAAAGATGCCGTGGCCATAATGCGCTCTCACGATGCAGAAACCACACTGCACTACATTGACCCACCATACGTGCCGGAAACTCGCGTTCAGGGTAATCGATATTACAACCACGAAATGTCGCCTGCCGACCATGAACAATTATTGGCATTGGCCACGATAATGAAAGGAATGGTGATGATCAGTGGCTATGACAGTGAGCTGTACAACGACATGTTGAGCGGATGGCATAAGGAGACCAAAGATTCTCGTATATCTGCTGGGCGTGGGACGAAAGTAAAAAAAGAATGCCTTTGGATTAGCCCGGATAAGAAGAATGACTAAATCCCCCGCCGAACGCAAAGCAGCACAGCGCGCCCGGCAGGCCGCTGCCGGTGTGACAAAGATTGAACTGGTGCTCGATGCACAGGAAGTAACGATGCTGGCGCAGAACTGCGCCGCTCGTCGCCCAGGGCGCGAACCCTACGACCTCAGCGAATACATCACCCTGCTCATCCGGAAAGATAACGCTGAGCTGCAGCAGTTAATCGCCGAGCTGGGAAAGCGTAACTGTGGCCGCTGTGGTGATCAGCTGCCAGTGCAGGATTGTCCCTGCAAAGGTGAAGCCGCCTGCTGGGTTAATGGCGGCTGGCATGAGACCAAACTGAATAATTTACCGTGACATGTCACGCGGGGATTATATGAATAATTTAATGATCGACCTGGAAGGCTTCAGCCTGAAACCCGATGCGGTTATCGCCTCAATTGGAGCCGCATTCTTTGAGCCGCAGACCGGCACAATCGGCCAGTGCTTTTATACCGCCGTTGACCTCACGTCAGCGCAGCTGGCCGGCGGGCGCATTGATGCTGATACCGTCATTTGGTGGATGAAGCAGTCAGCATCTGCCCGCGCGTCCATCACTGGCGACGCAACGGATATCAGCCTGGCACTGTCCATGCTCAGCGAGTTTATCATCGATGAGTGCCCCGCGAATCTGGTTCAGGTGTGGGGCAACGGCGCCAACTTCGATAACGTCATCCTGAGAACAGCATACGAACGCAGCGGCATTGAGTGCCCGTGGAAGTTCTTCAATGACCGTGACGTGCGCACGATCGTTGAGCTGGGCCGCGCTGTCGGTTTCGACCCGAAGAAAGACATGCCGTTTACCGGAGAAGTTCACAACGCACTGGATGATGCCATTCACCAGGCGAAGTACGTGTCAGCAATCTGGCAGCGGCTTATCCCTGCCACCAGCAATATCTAATAAACGCCTGATGCAGCAGGCGCAGCGAGTGGAGAAAAACATGGCAGAAATTATCAATATTGAGCCCAACGAATGGGTGACAGAGAAGCTTCTGATCGCGATTACAGGCCTCAAATCAGGAACAATCGAGCGCGCACGAAAAAAGGCGTGGATGATGGGCCGCGAATACAAACACATTTCTCCCGAAAATGAACCGAAGCACAACAGCGAATGCATGTATAACCGCAAAGCTATTGATGCATGGATCGCCAGTCAGAAGCTGCCGGCGCCTTTGGCGTGACCTTGATAAAGGAAATCGCTATGCTGAGAATGCTCCTGGACGTCGGGAGGGGAAAATGAGTACAACTTTATACCCAACGGGCGTTGAGAATCATGGCGGGTCACTCCGCATCTGGTTCAAGTATAAGGGTCAGCGCGTCAGGGAGAATCTTGGCGTACCTGACACAGCTAAAAACAGAAAGGTTGCTGGCGAGATTCGAGCTTCAGTGTGTTTCGCAATAAAGATGGGCCGCTTTGATTATGCAGAGCAGTTCCCGGAGTCGGTAAACCTGAAAAAGTTTGGTGAAGGCAGGAAGGACATCAGCCTTACCGAGCTGGCTAAGAAATGGCTTGAGTTCAAACAAATGGAGATCAGCGGAAACTCGCATCATCGCTACAGTTCCGTGATAAAAAATGCACTGTCCCTGCTGGGTCCGAAAAAGCAGGCTTCAGCGGTGACTAAAGAAGACCTGATGGTGCTGCGCAAGGAGCTGCTGACCGGGTGTCAGCTTAAAACACACCGCCGTAAGAATCCGGCAATGGGCAGAACTGTGCCCACCGTCAACTATTACATGATTACGATCGGTGGAATGTTCCAGTTTGCAGCCGATAATGGGTATATTGAAACCAACCCTTTTTCGGGCGTCAAGCCGCTGAAGAAGGCTAAGGTAGAGCCAGACCCATTAAGCAGCGACGAATTCAGCCGTTTGATTGATGCGTGCCCCACCCGACAGGCAAAAAACCTGTGGACGCTAGCGTTTTACACAGGGGTACGTCATGGGGAGCTGATTTCTCTGGCATGGGAAGATGTTGACCTTAAGGCAGGCACTCTCACGGTACGACGTAATTTGTCATTGCTGGGGCAGTTTACGCTACCAAAAACTGATGCCGGTACAGACAGGGTCATTCACCTGGTTGAGCCAGCGCTGAAAGCTTTGAGGGATCAGGCGGAGCTTACCCGGTTAGGTAAGCAACACCAGATTGAAATAAAGTTGCGGGAGTATGGCCGGACAACCACTCACCCCTGCACCTTTATTTTTTGCCCTCAGATAACATCACCCGCTGCGGTCGGCAGGCTTCACTATGCGGTAGGTTCTCTTCGCGCCATGTGGGAGTCCACCACCAAGCGGGCAGGTATACGATATCGCAAAGCTTACCAGTCACGCCACACGTTCGCATGCTGGCTTCTGTCTGCGGGTGCAAACCCCACATTTATTGCAGCACAGATGGGGCACTCAAGTGCGCAGATGGTTTATCAGGTTTACGGCGCATGGATGCCGGAAAACAGCATTGACCAGGTTGAGCAGCTGAACAGGAAGCTATCAGCCAATGCCACACTGATGCCCCAAAGAGCAATTAATGATGTTTAATCAGGATAGGAAACAGTAAGTTAAGGTAAGGCTTTTTTCATATCATTAATAAGCATTAATCAATTAATAATTAGCAATAATTCCGCTGGGTTAAGCAGCTGAAATCGCTCATTTTTGCCCCACTTTCAGTACCGTGACAGATTAATGGAAAAAGACCTTACCTTTTGCAAAAAAAGTGGATTAGAATTGCCCCGGT